CGGTCGGGGCCAAGACGTTCCCCAGCCGCGGCTACGGGGCCAGGGACGACCGGGTGGAAGTAGCGGGGGTTTGGGGGTGGCCGGCGGTCCCCGACATGATCCGACGGGCCACAAGGGTCATGGCGGCCGAGGTGTTCCGGCTCCGCGACGCCCCGTTCGGGGCTGTTGGTTTTGGAGAGATCGGTATCGTGCGCGTGAGGGAAAATCCTAAATATATGCGCCTAATTGCCGACTATCGCCTGCTTGAAGCCGCTGTGCCTGTCCTCTGAACAGGTAGAATAGGGGTAAGAAGCGGCCCCGCGAGTGCAGCAACACTCCGGGGCCAGGCCGACTGCTAGGGAGTCGACATGGCTAAGCGTACGTGCTCTATCCCCGACTGCGTAGAACCGATGTCCGCTCGGGGATGGTGCCGCCAGCACTACATGGCTTGGTGGCGTCGTGGTGATCCGACCGATATCAGGGTCCGTGGTGTGGCCGCGAAGGGCACGTACCGCGTCTGCACCTGGCCCGGCTGCGCGGGTCCGAACAAGGCTCGGGGCCTCTGCCCGATGCACTACCAGCGACAGCGCGACGGCCGGACGATGGACGGACCGACGAAAAAGCCCAAAGGTCGGCTATGTGAATGGCCGGACTGCATCGAGCCCCATAACGCCAAGGGGTTCTGTCACCTGCACTACAGCCGTCACGTTGACGGCCGCCCAATGGACATGCCGCGCCACCCCCACCGCAAGAAGGACGAGCCCCCGCCAGAGCGGGGCAAGTCCTGGGTCGATGCTCATGGGTATGTGCAGTTCCGCTCCAACGGGAAGCACGTCAAGGAGCACCGCCACGTGATGGCCCAGCATCTCGGCCGGCCGCTCCAGCCGTTCGAGGAAGTCCACCACCGTAACGGCATCAAGACTGACAACCGCCCGGAGAACCTAGAGCTTTGGGTGACCAAGCAGCCGAAGGGCCAGCGCGTCGTGGACCTGCTGGCCTGGGCCGAGGAGATCGTGGCCCGTTACGGCCCGGAGCGCGACCTGCTCTAGGAGAGGAGCGTCTCTCTCAGGGTTACATTAAGCAGCGGAGCACCTTGGGTCCGAAAGTGAGCGATGGCCCGGGCCTCTGCCCGAAGTAGCTTCTCTACAAGCCAGGGTTCTGCGTGGACGCTCCATTGCTGTCGATGGGGAGATGCCTGTTTAGCAGTCCATCCCTGCGTGGGAAGCCACGGTAGCCAGACGAGCGGCTCCCAGGGGCTGAGCCTGTATTCGTTTGCCCAGTGTTGGAGTCGGGCACACAGATTCGTGGTCTGTCCGACATATCGCGGCAATCGATTAGGGGGATCTACCAGAATGTAGATTCCTGGCCGGCTCCAGGGCTGCCGTTCGATGATGTGGTGCTGATGCGGTGCTCGCTGAGAGGGATAGCAGCGGCAGAGACCATCGGAATGTTCATGGGGACTCTGGCATCGGCAAAGACCATCAGAGTGCCGATGCGTCAGCGGTTTCCCATGGCAGGGCCAGCCGAAGCATTCGGGGCCAGTCTCAGGATGCTGGTGCAAGCACCAGCGGCGATAGCAAGTCGGTACTGCCTCGGTTGGTTCTCCAGTGGGCAGGACAATGCCCTTTCCCACGTTCTTCAGGGACAGCAGATGCTCCGGCTGTTCGAGCATGCGAGGAGTCTAACCCTTGGCCAGCCTTGAGCAGATCATGCAGGGGATCGAGCAGCGACTTTCCAGCATCTCCGGCCTTCGGGTCTCCGACACCATCCCCGGCGCCATCAATCCACCACAGGCCGTCGTCGGGGTCCCCGCGGTCGAGTCCTACCAGGCCGGCCTGAACCCGCATGAGCGGCCCAGCCTCAACCCGACCATCACCGTGCTGGTCTCGTCGGCCATGGACCGGGTGGGGCAGCTGGAGCTGGCCGCCTACGCCGACCCGACCGGCGCCAAGAGCATCCCGGCAGCCATCGCCGCCGACTCAAGCCTCGGCGGGGTCGTCGGTCGGGGTGGCTGCCTGGTGACCCGCTTCGATCCGCTGGGGATCGAGGAAGTGGGGCTCATAGGGTACTGGGGCGGTCGCTTCACCCTACGCATCGTTACCTAGCTGCTGTCCAGTCGCACGGCCGGGAGGGATCGGCCGGCTCGGTCCTGAACAGCGTCTTGCACGTCCAGCAGAGATCCCCGACATGGGTGCCGGTTACCGCATGGACCGCCAGCACCTCCAGGTGGTTGCAGCGGCCCCTGATGTACTCGGCACCCGGTAGCCCGCCGAGGGTCGGCGCGTAGATCCATTCCCAGCGCGGGTCAAGCTCCAGCGCGCTCAGGGTCATCACCGAGTTCGGGGCATCCCGCTGATGATCCAGAACTGCCCCGGCGCATATCGCTCATGCACGTAGGACCGCCACACGTACTGATGCGCCGCATAGCTGCGGCCGGCCAAGACGCATTCCCGGTATCGCTCATGCGCGAGCCGCATCGCCTCTGACCAGCTCGGGGTGGCGTCCCAGCGCGCCCAAGCCGGTAACGGCGGATCCATGACGAGCTTCGCCCTGCCCATGCCCGAACCCTAGCACCGCCGACCCGACAAGGAGGGGTCATGCCGCCGACCAAGTTGGCCGCTTCGTCTCGATTTATTAGACCTGGTGTTACCAAGGTCTACTGGGTCGTCACGATCGCCACCCAGGCCACCCCGACCCGAAGCGAACTCAACGCCGGCAGCGACCTCTCCGACGAGGTCGCGGAGATCAACGGCTTCCAGGTCGTCGCCGAGAGTGTCGACACCCCCGACCTCTCGGGCCGGTTCGTGCCCAAGATCCCCGGCCGCATCAACGCCGAGGACTCCAGCATCAACTTCTACGCCTCCTCGACCGGGTTCAACGACGCCCGCAGCGTGCTGGTTCTGGACAGCCAGGGGTACATCGTCATCATGGACGGCGGCGACGTGAGCACGACCGGCCGCATGGACGTCTACAAGTGCAAGGTCGCCAGCCACGGCAAGATCCGCACCCTTGAGGACCCGGCCCAGACCCAGGCAAATTTCACGATTCTGGTCCAGCCGTCCGAGAACGTGGTGATCCCGGCCTGATGAGCGCCAGCAACGGCCACGGCGACATCGGGCAGCTGGAGAACGCGGGGGAGACGCGGCTGGCCGACGGCAAGATCCGCCTCGACGCGGACCTGCTCACCCCCCGCGACATGCGCCGCGCCCGGGTCGCCCTGGATGGCCGCAACCCCTTCGAGCTCCTCGACGACCCCATCGACCGGGTGGTGCTGGTCGTCTGGTGTCTGGTGTCCCGCGACGACCCGTCGTTCACCTGGGAACAGGCCGAGGACGTCCCGTTCAGCCGCCTCGACACCGGCAGCGATGAGCCGGACCCTCCGACCGCCGCGCCTGGCTCGCCTGGGCGCGGGGACGGACCGCCCGCCGCCAAGCGGTCGAGCGGGAAGCGGCGCGGCGCCGCGCCCGCGCCGAGCTGATCGGCTTCTACGGGCTCACCCCCGACGAGCACGACCAGATGAGCTTCGCCGAGCTGGCCATCTACAGCCGGGTGATGTGGCGCGCCCAGGGCCATCAGGACCCGGTCGACGACGACGAGAGTGGATAGCGGCCGGGGAGGTCAACGATGCAGATGGTCCTGGCCGACTCGGGCGACCTCAAGGCGATCTCCAAGGCGTTGCGTGGCCACGCCGACGGCAAGCGGCTCCGCAAGGAGCTGGTCGCCGAGCTGAAGGTGACGGCCCGGCCGATGGAGGCGCGGGTCAAGGCGGCGTGGCTGGCCGTCCCGTCCCGCAACCAGCCCAATGTCGGCGGCCAGGATCTGCGCCGGCTGCTGGCCAAGGCGACCTGGACCCAGGCGCGGCTCACCGGCAAGGAGGCCGGGGTGCGAGTCCGCTCCGACGGCCGCAAGATGCCGAACCGGATGAAGGCGCTGCCCGGGTACGCCGAGGGGATCCGACGGCGTCCTTGGCGGCATCCGGTGTTCGGCGACCGCGGCAGCTGGGTCACCCAGCGGCCGTTCCCCCGCTTCTACGCCGCCGCCAACCCCGACGAGGCCCGGGCCCGCCGGGCGGTGACCGCCGCCGTCGACAAGGTCTACGACGCGATCGAGCGGGCCCATGGCTGACCGGTCGCTGCGGTTCGACCTGCTCGCCCGCGACAAGAGCTTCTCCAAGACCCTCGACCAGGCGGGCCGCAAGGGCCAGCGGCTCAACCGGGAGCTGTCCCGGACCCTGGGCGGCGCCGGCGACGCCAGCGGCCGGCGGTTCTCGGTCGGGCTCAACAAGCGCCTCGGAGGTGGGTTCACCGCCGCCGCCCGCATGGCGACCCGGGCGGTGGGGCTGATCGGGGCGGCGTTCGCCGGTATCCAGGTCGTCGGCTGGCTCAAGGGCGCCATCGACGAGGCGAGGGAGGCGGCCAAGGTCGGCCGACAGACCGCCGCCGTCATCAAGGCCACCGGCGGCGTCGCCAACGTCACCGCCAAGGACGTCGACCGGCTGGCCGGCTCCCTCATGCGCAAGGTCGCCGTCGACGACGACATCATCGCCACCGGCGCCAACATGATCCTGACCTTCAAGGGCGTGAAGAACGCGGCTGGCGCCAACAACGACATCTTCGACCAGGCCACCGCCGCCGCGGTCGACATGACCGCCGCCATGAACCAGGGGCAGGTCACCCAGGAGGGCCTGCAAGCCTCCTCGATCCGGCTCGGGCGGGCGCTGAACGACCCCATCAAGGGCGTGTCCGCCCTCACCCGGGTAGGCGTGACCTTCACCCAGGCCCAGCGCGACCAGATCAAGGCGCTGGTCGAGGCGGGCGACACCATGGGCGCCCAGAAGATCATCCTGGCCGAGCTGAGAAGCGAGTTCGGGGGGGCGGCCAAGGCGGCCGTGGACCCCTGGCAGCGGGTCGGGGTCATCTTCGGGGAGGTCAAGGAGAAGATCGGGGCGGCGCTGCTCCCCGTCGTCGACTGGCTGGCGGTGCGGATCCCCGACGCGATCGACAACGCCGAGGCCGCGCTGCGGACCCTCAAGAAGTGGTGGGACAACAACAAGACCAGCGTCCAGATTCTGGCGACGATCCTGACCGACACCTTCGTGCCGTCGGTGGAGGGCTCCGACGCCCAGGTGCGGACCTTCTCGGACACCCTCAAGTCCCTGAACAAGCTCCTGACCAGCCTGGCCGTCTTCATGCTGGAGGCCATCAAGGTCTGGTTGATGCTGGAGCATGTGACCATCGGGGTCATCTCGGTCTACGGGTCGATGACGACCGCGGCCGGCCACGTCATCAACGCCATCGACCGGCTGTCGGGCGGCACCGGCCACGCCGGGGACCGGTTCGTCCGCTTCGGCGAGCAGATCAAGGACACCGCCCGCAAGGAGCTGCAGGCCGTCCGGGCCGACGCCCAGCGCGCCCAGCAGGCCATCGACCGGCTGCACGGCAAGAACGTCGACATCTCCGGGACGACGTCGCTGCACTTCACCAAGAGCTTCACGGCCAGCGACTGGACCGCCGCCCGACGCGCCGCCGGGCGGATGGCCACCGGCGGCAAGATCCGCCAGGGGACCGGCCCGACCGCCGACGACGTCCTCATCTGGGCATCCAAGGGGGAGACCGTCGTCCCGGCCGCCGCCTCCAAGGACCCCGGGTTCAAGCGGTGGGCGGCGGCCAAGGGCATCCCCGGGTTCGCCCAGGGCGGCGCGGTCGGCGTCGCCAACACCGGCCAGGCGCACACCGGGGTGGCCAAGATGATGGACCGCTGGGGCACCCTCCAGCTGGCGGCGCTGGTGAAGTCGCTGGTCGGTGGGGCCGGCAGCGCGGCCATTAAATCCTGGATCCGCGCCCAGGACCCCAAGCCGTACCGGTGGGGCGCCGCCGGCCCCGGCGCCTTCGACTGCTCCGGCATCGTGAGCGCGGTCCTGGGGAAGATGCTGGGGATGCGCGGCGCCGGGTCGGGGCTGCGGCTGTTCACCACCTCCAGCATCCACGCCGGCCAATACGGCCTCAAGAGCGGCCTTGGTGGGGTGCTGCAGATCGGCGTCACCCCCGGTCGCGGCCACATGGCCGCCCGCTACGGCGGCCTCGGTGTGGAGGCCGAATCGACCCGGACGGGCATCAAGATCGGCGCCGCCGCCTCACGGCCCGAGAGCTTCGCCCGCCACTACTACCACCTGGCCCGCGGCGGCCTGGTCGACCCCGAGCTGCTGGACCGGCTCGCCCGAGCGGGACGCCTGGAGGTCGGTGGCGACCCCGGCCGGCTGCGGATCAACGGCCGGGTGATGGACGGCGGCGGCTGGCTGCGGCCCGGCTGGAACCCGCCGATCTACAACGGCACCGGCCGCCCCGAGCGGGTCCTGCCCCCCGGCGCCGCCGCCGGCATCACCGTCAACATCGACCTGCGCGGCGCCCGGTTCATGGGCACCGCCGCCGACGTCGCCCGCGACCTCGCCCCCCACCTCCGCCGCGAGCTTC